GCAAAACTTTTGTTTCTGGTCGCCCCCTGCATGGATCGGACGTGAAAAACGCGGACGCTTTGCGTGGGGAGTTCCTCGCCGGTGCAAAAGCGCTCGGCTTCGAGCCGACTCCGCAACAGTGGGAAATCGCGAACGTCCTAAACAGCCAAGACGAAGACGGCCGCGCCTTATATGAGACGGTCGCCGTGTGCGTTCCTCGCCGGGCTGGTAAGACGACGGTCATTCTCGCCCTGGCTATTGGCCGGTGCTTGCTGCGCCCTGGTCATCTGGTTCTCTTCACAGCCCAGTCTGGGACGAAGGCTTCGGCTCGTTATTTACAGATGGCGCGCGAGTTGGAACGTGTGGAGCCAGACGCGGACGTCCGCGGCTTCCGCATCCTGCGCGGTGCTGGCCATCAGGTGATCTACTTTGCTAACGGATCAGTCTTCCAAGTGTTGCCACCTAAGCCGGATGCCTTCCGTGGTGACTCTGCGGACTTGCTCATCTTGGACGAAGCGCAGGAGCATGACGCCGACGAGTCGCAGGAGCTTATGGGCGCCATCTTGCCGACGATGGACACACGGCCCGGCGCGCAGATTGTCGTAGCAGGAACGGCAGGAGAGCGTCGAAGCGGGATGTTCTGGGAAGCCCTAGAGGACGGGCGGGCTGGTAAAGAAGGCGCGGGCATCGTCGAGTTCGCGGCACCCGATGGCACGACCGAAGAGGAAGCGGCCGACGAAGATTTATGGCAACGCGCGCACCCTGGCATCGGGACGCTCACGGATCTAAAGACAATACGCACACGTCACGCGAAACTACCGACGCCCCAATTCCTGCGGGAGTATCTGGGCGTCTGGCCGGAAGACTTCAACACGTCAGCCATCGAGCCCGGTCTGTGGAATGATGCCCGCGCGGCTTACATCGAGAAGCCCGACGCTTTCGCCCTGGCGTTCGACGTGGCACCCGACCAGTCGACGGCGGCCATCGCTGCCGCCTGGCGAGTGGACGGAGTGGCATATCTGGAGATCGTCGACCATAGGCAGGGCGTCGACTGGCTCGGCCCGCGCCTGGTCGAGTTGGCTAAGCGTTACCGAGTGCTCATCGGCCACGATACGATCGGTGCCGCCCTGGTCGAGTCTGAGTGGCTACAAAGGCAGAAGCCACGCCCACGAATGAAACCCTGCACTATGCGCGACGTCACGACCGGATGCAATGTGTTTATGAAAGAGCTCGTCGGCCATCGGTTGCGACACTTTGGCCAGCCAAGTCTCGACGACGCAGCTGCGAAGGCATCGAAAAGGCCGCTCACGGAGAACAGTTGGGCGTGGGGACGCAAAGCATCCGGCGGAGATATCACGCCGCTAGTCGCTGCGACGCTTGCTCTGCGCACCTTTGACAGCCTGAAAGAGCCGACTCGGATGGCGATTGTGAGCTCTCGCGCGTCATAATGACACGCCGATACACCCTTCCGCCTGTCGGGAGTGTGTCGTATGCTAGTAGTAATGGGAATTAGAAACGCACTACGACTTATCGAAGCCGGTCAGCAGATGAGCCAGCGCGGCTCAAGCGCGGCTGTCGGCATTGTCTCGCCCTGGGCTGGCGGTCAACTGAATCAAATCGTATGGTCTGACATCTTCGGCACCGAGACTCAGTTCGTCTCCCGCGTCGAAGCAATGACCATCCCAGCCGTTGCGAAAGCCCGGCAGATTCTCGTCTCGACCTTGGCGAAGTATCCGCTGGAAGCCTACGACGCCGAAGGTGCCATCGTGACGCCGACGTGGCTTCAGTCGACCGACGGCGAAGTGTCGCCCTGGCATCGGATGGCCTACACGATCGACGATCTCATCTTCTTTGGCTGGTCTCTCTGGGGAGTGGAGCGCGACGCAGACGGTCAGATTCTCCGCGCCGACCGTTGCCCGATTGAGCGCTGGCAGGTAGACGCCGAAGGTGTCATCCTCATCGACGGCCACATCGCCGAAGAGGGCAGCGTAATCCTTATTCCTGGCCCCTTTGAAGGCTTGCTCCGCATCGGATCGCGCACCATTCGTGGTGGCGCAAAGCTTGAAGGATCATGGGTAGGCAAAGCCACTAACCCTATTCCGGCCATCGACCTTCATCAGACGACAGACGACCCGCTGGAATTAGAAGAAGTGCAGGCAATGGTTAGCGCGTGGGCAGACGCCAGAAGCGACGTAAACGGCTCTATTGCCTTTACTCCTTACAACATCGAAGCCCGAGCCCTCGGCAACGCAGAGCCTGCACTACTCATAGAAGGCCGCAACTTCTTGCGGATTGACATCGGAGCGTTCCTGGGCATCCCGGCCGCCCTCATGGACGCCAGTCTCTCGACGGCGTCGCTCACCTACTCAACGCAGGAAGGCCAGCGTAACGAGTTCGCGGACTTCACGCTCCCCTACTGGGCCGAGCCCATCCAGCAGCGTCTCAGCCTGGACGACGTGGTCCCGGCTGGGACGCGCATCCGCTTCGACCTAAGCGATCTCTACACGACGACACCGAGCCCGACCGGGCCCCCGGTCGCGGACTAACGAAGGAAAAGTAATGGCAACTAACGCACAGATTGAGTCTGGGACGCTTTACGCGAACCAAGAGACCCGCATCGTCTCCGGCCTTCTGCTCCCTTATGGGGAAGTAGGCCAGACGAACATCGGGAAGTTCAGCATCGAGCCCGGTGCTGTAGTCATCCCCGAAGACCCCGACGTCGTGACGCTCAACGTGCAGCACGACAACGAGACGCCAGTAGGCCGCGCGACGGAGCTTCTGGATACGCCCGCCGGAATTGTTGGCACCTTCCGCGTCGCTAAGACAGCGGACGGCGACCAGCTTCTCGCGGAAATCGCGGGCGGCACTCGGACGAAACTCTCCGCCGAAGTAAAGAATGTTGTCATCCGTTCTCGGAAAGCCGTCTCAGGCTTCCTCTTCGGTGCGGCCGTAGTCGAACAGGGAGCATTCCCGAGTGCCGCCCTGGTCGCCGAGTATGCCGAAGACACGCTCACGGCTGAAGTAACCGAAGTCCTGCCAAGCCCCGCGCCTGGCATGGAACAGATTGTCGTCGACGTAATGCCGGAAGAAATTATCGTCAACGTCGCCCAGGAAGACGGCACTCTTGCTCAAGTAGAGTTCGTCCCCATGTCAGAAACCGAAGATACACCCGACACTACCCAAGGAGATACACCCATGCAGGCAGCAACCGCTCCCGCCGCCCTTCAGGCCGCTAAGGCTTCGGAAGGCGTAACACTCAACGCAGCGACCGAGCGCTTCGCTTCGGCCATGCGAACAGGAGAGTCGCTGGCAGCAGCTCTCTCTGACATCACCTACGACGGAGTCGGCGCAGTCGGCACCGCGATTAACCTTCCTCAGTGGCTCGGTGAGCTCTGGGAAGGCCGCGAATACGTCCGCCGTTACATCCCCCTCATCGGCTCGGGCTCGCTCACGTCGATGAAGGTCGTCGGCTGGCAGTGGGCCGCCGGTGGCGCCCCAACGGTCGCAGCCTGGACAGGTAACAAGACCGACGTGCCTTCAAACGCTGTCGAGACGGAGATCGTTGAGACCTTTGCTCAGCGTTACGCCGGTGCGCACGACGTAGCCCGCGAGTTCCGCGACTTTGGAACGCCCGAGTTCTGGGATGCTTACTTCCGCGCCATGGTCCGCAGCTACACTAAGCTTACGGACGACGCCACGCTGGAGGCTCTTGTCGACAACGCCCCTGTGGTTGTTGCTTCCGGTGCCGGAGCATGGGATCGCATTCTCGACGGAGTCGAAGCAATCATCGACTACGCCGTGCCCACGTTCGCCGTTGTCTCGCGCAGCATCTACCGTGAGCTCATCACGACGCCCGCTCAGGATGGCCTGGCCTACCTGAACGCTTCGCTCGGACTTGAGACTGGATCGGTTGCTGGCTTCAGCATCGTGCCCAGCGGAGACCTGGCAACCGGTGACGTTATCGTCGGCGCATCGCAGGCCGCTACGTCTTTCGAGCTCCCCGGCTCGCCGTTGCGCGTAGAAGCCGAGAACATCGCTAAGGGTGGCATCGACGTAGGTCTCTTCGGATACCACGCCGTCGCTTTCAACAACCTTAACGGCTTGGCCCGCGTAGTAACCGCGGACTAACAGACTGGGGCCCGGCTATCCCCCCGGCCGGGCCCCTTCCATCTACCAGGAGACACCATGGCGCTCATCGCTGAATCAGAGCTCTCGACCATATGGGTCGACGACGTTCCTGAGTCCCCTGTGCGCTTTGAGTTCATAGACGAATTCGGCAACCCGGTCAATATCAGCGACTGGGATCACTTTAGGGCTCGCCTTTACAGCCCGGCCCTTTTGGCAGTCCGCACCATTACCGGCAGCGGTCACGGCAACCACATAGACGTCACCTTCGCAGCGCCCTCATTCGCAGAAGAAAGCGGCATCTATTCGATTGTCTTCCAATTCTGGAACGAGGAAGACGAACCAGTCTCGGCCGTTCCTTTTCAGTTCGTCGTCGAAGAGCGCGACGGCTGGCTGTCGATCTACGATGCCCGCGCCTTATGGCCGGACGCACCGACAGACGACGTGTATCTCTTTCAGTTGCTGGAGTCCGCTAAGACGCAGTGCGCAACTTACGCGCCCACACTGGGACTAGAGGACGTCGTGCCGGTCAACTACCGGCAGGCGCAGCTTATGCAGGTCCGCGCAGTGTATATGTCGTTTATCTCTAATCAGAATGACAGTGTGGGCGTCGACGGATACCAGGTGCGCACCTTCCCGCTCGACTGGAACATCAAAGCGCTACTCAGGCCGAAGGCTGGAAAGCCGGTGCTCGGATGAGCGTCCGTTCTCAAGTCTCAGACGCGCTCCGCGCACTATTGCCCGCCAATATGCGCGTTATAGACGTGCCACGATCACTTGACGGCATGGAAGCGAACAGGCCGGTCGTTTTGCTTTACCGCGACCGCCTGGAAAAGGCACCTAACGCCCAGGGCGCCTATCTATCTACTATCAGCCTGTGGATCATCACGCCAAAGATTGACACAATCAAAGGCGAAGACGAGCTCGACGCCGCTCTCGATATTGTCGTCGCGGCTCTCGACACGATTCTCTGGGCTAATTGGCGCACCGCTGAGCGCTCAATCTTCGGGGACGCCCAAGCCCCGGCCTACCGTATCGACCTACAAGTAGCCACTACCAAGGAGTAAATTATGGCAATTATCAACGTCCAGCCCCTTTTCATGAAGGATGTCGTCTTCAGTGTGGGCACCGACTCATACGAGAAGCACGTCTCTTCCGTTGTCTTCACGCCCGCGACGACTTCGGTCTCGTGGAAGGGTCTCGAGCCGACCGCTACCTTTACCAACGTCGGAACCGCGACGTGGACGGTAGACATTAGCTTCGCCCAGGACTGGGAGACAACCGACAGCCTGAGCGCGTATCTTTTCGCTAACCAAGGCGAGACCAAGACTGTCGTCTTTGAGCCGGTCAACGGCGGCCAAGGCTTCACGGCCGACATCATCATCGTCGCCGGTGCTATCGGTGGCGCGGTCGATTCTTACGCCGAGACGACCGTATCCCTGCCAGTGCAGGGACAGCCGACTCTCACCGTCTAGGAGTCGGGCCGTGGCCCTTCGCTTTATCTACGACTCGAAAGAGCTCGAAGCCGTAGTCCTGGCCATGCGTATCGTAGGGCCAGAGCTGAGGAAACAGCTCTACCAGCGATCGCGTGACGCCATAGCCCCAGAATGGCAGTCCGCGCTATCGGATAGGGCGAACACCGTTTACCCTAACCAGCTGGCCCAGAAGGTCCTAGTAAAGTCGGCCCGAGTAAATGTGACGTCGCGCGGCGTGACGCTTACAGCTGCAAAGTCTCAAAAGAAACTCAGCGGCGGGCTCACACCTAAAGAAGGCTGGCCAGCGGTCGAGTTCGGAGCATCACCGAAAAGGGCGCGCATCACGGCCAGCCGAGACGGCAAGAGTTACACATACAAAAGAACAATCAATACTCAATTCCCTAAGAACGTGCGGAAGGGCTTAGTGGCTTACCCGACAGGCCGGAAGTTTATCGCCCGATACGCTTCCCTGTGGGTATTCACGGTAGCCCGCACACTTAGGGACGCAGCAGAAGGCAGGATCTAATGGCGGGCGATGGCATTGACATTCGGCTAGGCGTAGACCCGGCCGGAGTAATCGAAGGCGCAGACGACGCCGCTAGTGCGCTTGAAAAGATAGACGACGCCCTGGGCGATATCTCCAAGAGTGGAGACCAGGACTTAGACAAGCTGGAAAAGTCTCTCAAGGACTTAGATAAGGCCGCGCTGCGCACTGGCGATGAGTTAGATCGCAACCTGGGCAAGAAAACTAAGAAGGCTACCGAAGAAGCCAAGTCCGGAGTCCAAGACTTCAAGGAAGAGGCTAACCAAACAGCCCGCGAGTCCGCCGCATCTTTCGACGGCTCAGCCGAGTCCATCGTCGACTCATTCCAAGAAGTCGCCGCTAACGCCTTCCAAGGCTTTGGTCCAGCCGGAGCCGTCGCCGGTCTAGCCATCGCTGCGGGTATTGGTCTCGGCGTCAAAGCCTTTGAAGATGGCCAAGCGTCAGCTGAAGAGCTGAAGTCGCGCATCGGCGACTTGGCTTCGGCTCTGATTGAGTCCGGCGGAGACCTAAACCTGGACTACGTCGTCGACACACTCAAAGCCCTAGCCACAGGCTCAGGAGCGGGAGAGCGGTCGCTGGCCGATCTAAAGAAAACCGCCGACACGGCCGGACTGTCTTTCGGCGACCTGTCTCAGGCCGTAGCGAACAACATCGACAACTACGACGAGCTCATCAAACAGGCTACCGATTACACCTACGAGCTGGCCGCGCAGCGAGAGGCCACGGATGAGTTCGACGCCGCAGCGCTCGACGGCATCGCTCAAAAGACGGCAGCAACATACGACTACATCGCAATTCTGGAAGAGTCTAAGGCCGTAGCGGAAGGCGCCGCCCTAGCAGAACAGGCAGCGGCTGAAGCGGGCATCTCAGAGCTCGAAGTGAAGCGCGATCTACAGGAGCAAGTCAACGCGGCCTACGACGAAGCAGCGGGCAACGTCGAAGCCTACGTCAGCGCAGAGACCGGCCTTTTCGATACCGCGGCTTACATCGCGGCCATGACTGAGCGAGAGGCAGCGTTACGCAGCTATCAGAAAGCCCTACAAGAGTCCGGCCTAACGGAAGAGGCTAAGTCATTCCTGGCAAGTCAGGGCGAAGAGGCCGCGTCCATCATGCTCGACGGATACTCGCGCGGAGACGACGCGACGAAGGCCGAGTTATCGCGCATCTGGACGGAAGCCGGTAAGACAGCATCGGCGGACGCTTCCAAGGAGATAGACGCCGGGCTGGCAGAGGAAAAAGAAGTGAAGATCGGCGCGGATACATCGGCAGCGACGGCGACAATCCAGTCCTGGACTCCGCCCGCTAAATACATTGACGTCTTGGTAAAATGGAAAGACGCTAGAACAGGGCAGGTTATCCCATGACGACAACGATCACGAGCGGCGCGACAGTCATCACGCCGGAGCTCGTCACCGGCTGGGAGTCCAGTAACGAAACTTTCAACATCGTCCACGACATCCTCAGCCGTTCGACGCCAGACATCACTCTCAGAGGCTCCACGACGCGCTCTGGGACGCTTACGATGCTATTCCTTACCGAAGCCTCATGTGAGACCGCCAGAGCGTTACACGCGGGCGCGAACGTGCTCACCTTGGCATCGACGGAAATAACGGCCGCCAATTTTGACTATGTCGTGGCCGGAGCAATCACGACCACGCTGGAGACAACCACGCGGGACTTGTGGACGCTCAGTGTCGACTATAAGGAGATCGCGTGACGGTCTCCCGGCATAACGCGACGGCCTACGTCGGCGAAACAGAGCTCGACGTCAAAACGGCGTCGGTTACGCTGGATCGCACCTGGTCGCCGTATGTCGCTGCGACGCTCACCATTCCGAAGCCGTCAGAAGCCATTCTCGACAGTCTGGACCCGCGCATCCGGCCGCGAGTCTCCCTATTCCTGTCTCAGGACTTCGGCAACTCGGAAAAGATTAGCCTTCTTACGTCGCTCTTTGCCGGGCTTACCGTCGCGGCTGTAACGACCGCCTGGGCAGGACAGTTCCTATCGCAACGAACGGCCGAATACTTTGAGCCGTATAACGCTTCGCAGATCATCCCTTCGACCAGGCGTTATCTAAACCTAGGCGTTAGGACGACAACCGTCGACCACAATACGGGCGAAGTAAGCCTAGATCTCACTTCAGACGAAGCCCTACTACAGGACTACGCCCTAGTAGCTACAGAAAACTTCACGCCCGGCTATACAAGCGTAAAAACGGCCGTAAACGACGTTCTAAGCCGTATTGGGGCCGTTCTGCAGGTAACAGCCCTAGACGGCACTGTCGAAGCCACAGCGACCGACTGGGAGCCCGGACAAACAGCATGGGACTACATCAGCCCGCTACTCACCTCCGCAGCTCTCCGACTGTATTGCGATGAGCGGCGCTTCTGGTATCTCGTCGACGATAACGCCACCGTAGACGGCGTTCTCATCCTCACAGACACCGACACGATCGTGCAGGCCACCGACGGCATTAGCAGGGATGCCCGCTGGTATGACGCTGTAGTAATTACTTACACATTCCGCGACCCGGTCACTGGGACGACTACCGTAAACGTCGACACCGCCCAGGGCGACACTGTGACGAAAGTCCTGTCTCTCGAGTATTCGACGGCTTACCCTGGGCCCGGCGCAGCTGCCCGCGTCTTATCACGCGCTACAGGGCTCGGCCGTGTGCAATCCGTCCAGGCTGTAAACGATTACAGCGCAACACCTGGGCAGGAAGCCCGCATCTCGCTACCGGACACGTTGGAGAACATCGGCGAAGTGCAGAGTATCGTCTGGAATCTTCCGGGCGACATTATGGCTGTCGAGACGTCTGGCCTTATTGAAATACCAGATACAGCGTGGGCGAAGGTCGCCGTCGGTATTCGCTGGCAGGATATTAGTGCCGGTA